TGGTAAAAGTAGTAATAGTAATAGTAAGTGTCTCATACTATTACTTATCTCAAAAAGTGTAAAAAATCACGTTTTGAAAAGTCATTAACAATTAGTTAACACGAAACGCTGTTATTTACAAATTGTAAACATGACAGATACTCTTTATTTACAAGTGTAAATACCCTACTAAAATGTGAAAGAACAAAGTGGTTGGTTCCTTTATGGAACTTACCACTGAAAAACTACTTTAGGCGCTTAGGTCCTTTTGAAATAAAAGGCATCTTTGATTTTTCGCCGATGTAACCACCATATGATGGTTCGTATTGAAGGTTGAGCATAACTGATTTACCAATCACAACCTTTAAGAATTCCTTCGGCCTGAAGAGGATGACATCTCCGTCAACTTCNGCTTTGGTATCTTCGCGCAGCACAGTGCACTTGTTGTCGTATACTTCTTGAGTGTCTTCGTTATCGTATTTACCGTTATACATTATTTGTAAACCTTTGCTAGATTCTCATTGAGTAGGAGTTGATTGCAGTTTATCCAATTAGTTTCGTCTTTATCTAAATCGCGTAATTGCGCATAGATCGTTACTAACCATCGGCCGTATTTACCGCTCTTATCTTGGTGCGTTACGATGTGTACATCTGTATTGAGGATGAGTTCAGATAAACGATCTCGTGAGATCAGACCTTCAGATCGTTCTTCGCCTCGAATTTCAGGTGTATCAATGCCGAGTAAACGAAGCTTTTGTTTACGCATGACCATATTGAAACCAAGATGAATATCTGCTGTTACAGTATCTCCATCATATACCTTCGTGATATGCGCTTTGTAGTGATATAAGTTTTGTTCCATATATTATCGTGAGAGTATAACTGGGCGTGGAGGTGGTTCACCTACTGGATAAGTAGATGGCTCTTGTTGAGCATCATCAGATGTATAAATGACTTCATCTTTATTTTGACAACAGCAGCAGCAGCAGTTGCGAGGAGTTGTTTCCATTTCTGAAATAGGTTGAGGTGCTGCATTAACCATTGCGGATAATACAATCGTTATCACTACAGCTCCTGTAATAAAATCTTTTTTTGTTGTTTTCATAATGTTATTTATAGATTGAATGCTGATGCAATTGCTCCTATTGTTGCGACTATTAAACCAACTACACACACTCCAAAGAGTGTGATAAGTATCATGCCTAATGCTTCTTCTGCTTTGTGTGGATCTTTCATAATTATTGTGTGATTGTCATATTATATCTTTTTCTTGTACTTGTAGTAAACATAAATCATAAAAACTGCTGAGAATCCACTCACTATGTAATTAAATAGAAGCCAAAAATCACAGCCAAACCGAAGAATTGCATATCCAGCGGCTGCAGCATATCCAATGATCGATAGTACATATAGCGTAATACTAATATCATCGACAGATTTTGTCTTAATTGATTTGATGATCTGCGGCCAATAGCAGCTAATGAAGCATGCATTATATGTTATTCCTAATAAATTCTCAACCGACATATTCATAAATCTCTTTCCAATTGTTTACTCGAATTACGTCTTCTGACAGATCATAATCACTATTATATGTGTGGTTTAATAAGAAACTATTGAGACCCATGTCTGCACCCAATTCTGCATTCTCAGGCTTATCTTCAATCCACATAAAGTTCGAATCGCGATAGCGTTCAAGCGCTTCATCTTTATCGTCGCCACATCCAAGGCACACTACTCGTTCAAAGACACCTTCACCGAAGATTCGAGCGAGGTTTTGCTCACGAAGCTTTGTTGACCATGGATCATTACTCATTGAAGTGATACAATGGAAAACAACGCCATGTTCTTCGTGAAGTTTACGAACATACTTCACAGCATCTCGAAGAGGCGGAAGAAATCCAACTGCTGCAGATTCACAGAATGTTGAACACAGTTGTTGAGATTCTTCGCGAGGAATTCCATAGCATTTATCCATCGCATATTCGTTTGGCCGAACAGGCTTATAGCCTTTACGGTGCATCCACCAGTGATAACTTTGAGCCCAATTTAATAGGACTCCATCGCAGTCTGTTAATATAATCATAAATTTATTTTTTCTCTCCAAGGTAATGTGCAATCGCTTCCTCGTATTGTAATTCGAGAAGTGCGTCTGTTGCGGTATCAGTAAAAGTTGCTCCTTTGCTATAATATAATTTCGATGCCTCGAAACAATCGATTGTGTGCTCAGTCTTACTTTTGTCAATTAAAACAAAGTGATTAAGATTGTGATCTATTGTTAGTTTCATATAAGTATTATACTATAAATTATGGGGTTTGTACACGTTTATTCTCTAATGATTCTAGACTTATTAACGTATTCTAGACCGGCTGCCCCATTGCCAAGTTGGACAATAACATCGGTGCCAGAAAGCGCTTTAAAGATTTTGCCATGAGCAATTGTGTTCTTGCCAGTTCTAAAGGAAACGCTGTCTCCTGTTTTAAATGGAAATTCTTCTGTCATCATGCGATGTCTGTTTGAGTTTGTATACATTATAGTGTTGAGTTTTAAGAGTATTCTTTGAAAAAGCGGTGCTTTACGTGCAAGCCGCGATTGATATCGGTAGGTCATGTTATGCAGGGATTGCAAGGCAAAGACCAGCATAAGCTGCAAGGCCAATTAAGATTCCAACTAAGCTGGAGAGTGCGATTTCTTTTAGTGTTTTCATATATTAAATGCTGATGCCATTTTGAAGTTCAGCAGGAGACTCATACACGTATGATTCTTCTGCTTTCTTTTCTTCCTGCTCGCGGTCGTATTCGGCGCTGGCCTGAGCATAACACTCAGATGAAAGATGCTCCCACTCTGCAGTGGTTTTGTCTGACCAATAATCCCAACGAGGGCGAATTCCATATGCCGCCTTATGAGCGTCATAGTACTCTTCCCAAGCTTTGGTCTGATCCCACTCGTCAGGAGTAAGGCTGCGCTCACCTTTGGTGTAGTGTTTGCTGTGGCTGATCATATCCGCCTCATCATAGGAACTATACATGCGGAACTCTCCCTCTGGCGCTGCCTCGGCCCAAGCCTTAGACTTCGCGCAGAGTTCGTTGACATGATTGCGAAGTTCTTCTGTGATGTATGATGTAATATTCATAAGTTCTATTGGTTGGTTACAGTATTAATTATACCATATTGGGTGTATTTGTACACTAGTATTATCTAACTGACTGTTAATGACTTGTGCACTTTTTAAAAGTTTCGTTTTAAAAATCACAAAATTAATCACATGTTATGTAATTGTGTTATCCCGAAAACAAAACGTATATCCGTTGTCTGTTCCGCCGAATGCCATTTCCGAGATGTCCCAGTCAAGGCCGTTCTTTTTAACCAGCTCCTTAACCGCTTCAAAGTAAACGGCCTCGTCTCTCAATGCGTAATTATAGGGAACCGTTGCACACATATCGCCAGCGGTTGCTTTGATGCGTGCGCCGCGTGCATTTGTTGCTGCTAGGTATTTTGTTTGTATTGCTTTCATAATATAAATGTGTAGTAAGTGTCTTTTTCATAGTTCTGTCAGCAAATAACGGCTGCTGGCATAGCGTTGGGCAATATCCTCAATAACCTTACCTTCGCAAGATTGACTGCGAGGTGTGCCGTCTTTTTCGATCGTGTCGAAGTCGATTTCAATTTGGTCGCCGCTTAGTTTTTTCATAAGTTCTATTGGTTGGTTACAGTATCATTATATCTGTGTTCCTATTGTAAAGTTATAAGAGAGAATGTAAACAATTAAGATACAAGAGTTAAGAACGAGGGTGATACTGACCACCGCATCGATGTCTTATTATCGCGAACTTTAACAGTCTTACGATTGATCTTCTCGACCGTTGCGTTGATCACTGAGCCTCTACCAGTGAATGATACGATATCTCCAATAGAGAACTTAGCTGCATTTTCTGCAATAATCTTGCGACTACGTGTATTGTGCAAGTTGACAGCGTGATCAAGATCCTCTCGATCCATTTTAGCAAAGAGAGAGGAAAGAGATTTCATTTCGTTTTGTGTTAGATTAGCCATAGTTTTTTTAATATTGTTCTTATTGGTTGGTTACAGTATTAATTATACCATAACAGCGCATAAAAGTACACCGACGTATGCACTTGAATATCAGTCACTTAGACACATTGACGTATAGAACGTGAAAAAATCACAAAATTAGTCACACATTGGATGATCTACAGGCAACCAGACGTATGATGATACGACATATTTAGGTCCAGAGATCGGCGTAGCACCTTTGTGGGGGTACTGCCATGTTGGTGGGAAGCATACCACAGATCCAGCTTCGGGCTTTATGGCCACTTCGTCACCGATATCGAAGATCGTTTCTCCTCCTTCAGCAACATCATTCAGATACCAAAACATGACCACTGCTCTCTTTGAAGAGGATTGATCAGCAGCATCAATATGCCAATCAAAGATTCCCTGATTAGGTTCGTATCTCTTGATTCGTGGAGCTTCGTAATCCTTCATTGGCTCATAGCACACTAGCTTATCGCGAAGCGCGTTATGTGTCTTATCCATATAGAAGTTATTCACTGCTCTCATCAACTCGCCCATCGGTTCACGAAACTCAGCAAAAGCCGCATGATCAAGCATATTGATCTCAGCAAAGTCAAAGATCTTACTCTCACGTTTTACATAATTAGGATCAGAATGGCTAACAGAGTCATACGTCTCGATTAGCTTCTCACACATATCTAAAGGCATCGCATCCTTTAAATGTAAAATATACTCAGCTAGGGTTTTGTGCATGATATGAAGTGATCTTCTTTACCATTGGTTCGAGCCAATCAGTGGTTCTTTCTTTAAATACGATAGGTGTATTAGATCCATCGACAGCCATAATAATCACTAATTGTTCAATAGGTGTGCCAGTTCTTTCTTCGAACATACACGAATATGCACATGCTTGAATGAAATAGTCCTCAATCTCATCACGTGATTTGATTCTCTTCGACGTCTTAAAGTCTACAATAGACAGTTCGTCATCAAAGTTACCAATCAAGTCAACTCGACCAGCAGCTTTTAATTGATCTGAATAGAGAGGACATTCTTGAAGAACAACAGAATCCAACCTTTCATCGATAACACCTTTCACTGCACGTGCCAACTGTACGATATGTGGAAGATTCTCTCCTTTCATGAAGTCTTCTTCGTTATTAATATATCGTTCAGCAATAGAGTGAACAGCATTCCCCCGCCCGCAGGCGTGTCGCGTGACGCGATTTGCTTCTTCAGCGCCAACCCTATTACGCCATGCTATAATAGATGCCTTCGTAAAGTATCCAAGAATAGATGTAATAGACGGATATGTCTTTCCAACGGGAGTAACATACTTACGTTTAGAGTTAGTTGTCTCTGTGTTTAAGTCATCATATCCCAATTTAACAGGACAGTGCTTAAATGTTTTTGTTCGACTAAGTGGCTGAGGTATCATAGAATGCAAATGTGAGTTGTATATAAAGTGCAGGGAATAGTTCCAATTGTTTATTCATAGTCTTCAAGAGTGTTAGGTGATTCGTAATAGTCGATGTTGTCAAAGTAATCTTCGCGCTCATATTGATTCGCGAAGTCTTTCTTACCACGACTTAGTTTCTGTTGGCGCTTCTTCTTTCGTTCGAAAGAATCAAGTTCGCCATATACATTAGCTGTCTTATTCCTTACAGACTGTTTATTCCTTTTCATTTTTAGTAATGTTCAATAGTAGATTCTACACCCGATGCTTTATTGATTCCTGTTAGAAGATCATTCCAACCTGAACCGGCCCGACGAATCACTGAAACAGATCCATCATAAGATAATCCCGGAGCACATACTCCACGTTTCACTTTTCCATCTTTCTCGCACGGGCAGGATTTGCCACATGGCTTATCTCGATCTGCAATAGCATGAGATTCTTCCCATATCTTATCGCACTTATCACAATAGTAATCGTATGTCATATTAGTTAAACCAAACTGGTTTCTCTCTTTTAGTCCAAACCATTTTGAACCGTTCTTGTTTTGTTTTATAGAATGCACGATATGATTTAACAACATCATCGAACATACATTCTGGATTTGACTTCATAGCTAGAGGCCATTTAGTGAGTGGCCCATCTGGAATATTAGCTGGTCCATAGAATAAATCCTTTCGAAGCAAGTCATCAGACTTATGGAGTTTACCATAACGGAAGGTGTATTCTTTACATAGAGCATCGAACAACTTCCAATGCCAACGATAGTTTTCGATAGTCGCCATTGTCCATACAGTACAAGGATGATGCATATGCACTGCCTTATAGTAAGTATCTTCTCGCTCGTCAGGTAGTACCCAATAGCGCGACATTGTTTTACCAGAATTAGAAGGTCTCCTCTCCTCAGAGCCATCAAGCATGCGATGTGCAGTTGATAGCATCTGAGCAGATTCGACAATCATCTTAGGTGTATGTTTATCACAGTGCATTTGTGCTGCGATTATTGGATCATTATCTAATACGAATACGTTCATACCATTATTATACCATACTTTAAGTCAAATGTAAATACTTATTTCAATAGAGCAGGGAATGTCTTCTCTACTAGGTTTTCAGTGACTTTAGTGTATAGCTTATGGAGAACCTTATCCTTTGCAGCAATAATGATCTCAGCGTCCTTTGCATCTACTGATTCCAAAAGCCGAATGAGAATTTGCTCCTTCTTTACGGCCGAAACCTTATTGCCCTTTACACATGAACCCAGTCCGCCGATAATGTTTTTCAATCGCGCTTGCTGTAAGCCAAGTGGTGTCTCACTCTTTTTATATGGAGGTGCACCTTCTGGAAAATCCAATTCGATCTTAGGATTATGCGCCAATTGAAGGATAGTCCGAAGAGCAAATCCATCATACTTTTTTAAAAGCTCAATGCGTTCAGCTCTTGTTGGTAGGTTTTGTGCTTCTTCGAGCAACTCGTGTAGTAGTTTTTCTGTATTAGTTTTATTCATGTGGGAAAAAATCCGAAGCTGATGGGACTAAATTGCTAAGTCGATTTGTGATTAGGTAGTTTAGGACCTTCATCTTCGGAGCTGGTTTTGTGTTATTGTATATGTCAAGGATTTCTGATTTGATATCTTCAGGAATGAAGTCAAGATCAATAACCTTTTGATTGCGTTGAAAGTTACGGTATACATGCTCAGGCATAATAGTCGATAGAGAATCATAGTTCTCTAACCACTCGTTGATTTTCTTCTTAGATAGTGGTGTCTGTCTAGAGCCTTCGTCGATAAAGACGCTATCAGCACTCAGTACATTTGGTACACCATCGCTTGAATCACCTCTAAAGATATGTTCTTTGATATATTGAACTGGATCCTTTTCAGTAATAAGCTTCTTCTTCATAGGAGAAAACTGCTTTACATTCTTATACTTGTGGAGCTGGATGAAGTCTTTATCAGCCGATACGATCATGACCTTTTCGTTCTTACCGAACTCTTGTGTTTCTTGTACAAGACATGCGATAATATCATCAGCCTCGACACCACGCATATGAAGTGGTATCCATGGAAGATTGGCACCGATCTCTTCGCGAACCTTAGTAAGAGTATCGAAAAACGCAGACCAATCCATAGCAGAGCTATCTCGTGCTTTTGCTCGATTAGCTTTATATTGTGGAAAGACGTCTTTACGCCAAGATCCACCATCACACGCAACAACCATTTGTCCATATTCTTCTCTGAACTTCATGTTATACATGCGAAGGCTATTCAGCACGACGTGTCGTAATATGTCTTCTGTTGGTGCTTCATTACCCTTTGAATTGGCAAAGAAGGCCGCAACTGCGATACCTGAGTAGTCAACTATAATCATAATATATTTCCTTTATTGTTTAATCTTATATAGATTATACACTATTTTAGCGCTAATGTAAACAATTAAATTCTTTCCTCTATCCACAGAGGCTTAAGATGAGCGCGGTGGATTTTCCCACCTACGAAGGCGTTGTGATATTCATTCGGCTTTAGTAGAACATCGCGTACGATCTGTTCTTTCATTTCGATATAATTTAGTTCACCCTTACTCTTACATAGATGTAGTATCTCTCGATCGAAGTGATCTAAACCGTTCTCTTCGACAATAAGCTTTACCGCTTCGCTTGAACCACAATATGTTTTCCAATCAGATTCCTTTAATGATCTTCTCTTGCGCTTCTTTCCCTTCAATGGTGGTTTAGTTACTTTCGAGAAGAAGCCTTTCTTTCCGATATACTTCATACCAGTCTCCTTATCGGTGACCATATAGACGAATCCGATATAGGCACCGATCATCTCACTAGTAAACTCCTCAGCTTTATAACTCCACATAGAGTTATTTATAAACCTATTCGAACTCGTTGGTCTCGATTAGATCGAACTCTCCGAAGTTTTCTTCACTACAGAATGGGCAATATGTTGGAACTAAGTCTTCATCAATATCTTGCTCAAGCCACTGAATAGTATATTGAGAAGCGCAAGCGTTACAGTATTGTGTTTCTTTAATCATTAACCTTCGCACGATGCGCATTGAAGTAAGTTGCGTGATAGTTCCTGTGATGGATTAGTGCCACGATGATAGTATAGTGTCTTTACACCTTGCTCCCATGCGAAGATAAGAAGTTGATTTACCTCTTTCGGTGGAGTCTTAGGATGAATCATTAGATTGATACTCTGCGCTTGATCGATATTGGTTTGACGGATAGCAGTCTGAATAATAACCTCCTTCTGAGAGATCTCGCCAAACGTCTTAAACACGTCTTTCTCATGATCAGATAAGAAGTCGAGGTGCTGAACTGAACCTCCGTGCACTAGAATAGATTTC